TTCGGCTAAATAAAGCATTTGAATAAGTTGGTCATAATTACTCGTTAAGTCTAACCATACAGCAATCCATTCAGCATAATGTTTGTCAATCACTTGTCCTCCTATTTCAACTTCAATATAATCAATAAATTGCAGTATTAAATAAATTTGTTCAGCTATATCATTCGTGTTATTAACATCAAGTTCCAAGTATAAACAACTTAATAAATCACCATTGCGTGCAATAGTGCATGTTACCTTGCTTCCTAATTTTGTATTTCCATTGAATGTTTGTTCAATAGATTCTATTGCAAAATTTGTATGACGACGATACACAATTTTAAAGAATGTTATTTGTGGATTACCGGTTAAATAAATATCTTGAGCACCATACGCGACTAATTGCATTAAACCACCTGTCATATTTGTTTATATTTATAATATTACTATTTTTTTTTTATAATATTACTACTTTTTTTTTATAATATTACTACTTTTTTTTGTGATTCTCATAATATTTATGTAATGAGAATGACATATAAATAAACTTCTTAATTAGAATATGCTAAACCACCCATACCTGACATAATACGTAATACATTGTAGTTGACTGCATAAACCTTTAAGACTGCACCTGAAGGTAATGATGCAGGTGGTACTGCTGAATTAGCTGAAGCAGCAGTGAATGATAAGTTTAAGACTGCATTATCAATACGACTGAAGTTACAAGTACCTGATGGTTGATGTTCTTCTGGTTTAAGAGCAAATGAGTAAACGTGAGTAGCACTTAAGACATTTGCACCACCAAATACTGGATTACCACTACCACCTGAAGCACCACCGGTAGCTTGGAATGCAGCACATGCTAATGCACGACCTGCACCGGTATGATGTTCATAACGTTGAACTTTAGTGAAATAATCACCTGAACGACGTTTGAAACGATCTTGACCATTTAATTGTAATAATGCATCACTACATTGAACATAAGTATTGAACATAGTATCACTTGATGATGGATCAACTAACCAAACTAATTCTTTAACAGGATGGTTAAAACGTAATTCGTGTTGAGTTGTTGTAGCATTTGAAGCAATAGTTAATGCATTTGAATATTGGACTTGTTCAATTAAATATTCGTGTGAAACTTGTGCAAAACGACGACGTTCATCAGTATCTAAGAAGATATAATCAGCCCAAATAGTAGTACTTTGTAAGTAAGTACTTCCAACTAAACCAACGACTGATGGTGCTGTTGAAACGAATTGAACATTAATCTTAACTTCGTGATATTGTAAAGCGATTAATGGTAATGCTAAACCCGGATTACGACAGAACCAGAATTGTAATGGAATATGTAAACGATCTAATGAAAGATTATTTGTATTTGCAGTATCTAACATACTTGATAACATAACTGCTTGATCAACAGTATGAGTTAAGTCACACCATACAGCCATCCATTCACCATATTGTTTATCAATAACTTGACCTCCAATTTCAACTTCAACATAATCTAATAATTGGAAACCTAAGAAAGCATTATTGTTACCTGTTGGAGTTGCAGCAGAAACATCAATTTGTAAGTATAAACGATGTAATAAATCACCATTACGTGCAATTGTACAAGTAAAACGACGACCAATATCTGCAGCACCATTGAATGTTTGTTCAATAGATTCAACTGCGAAGTTAGTGTGACGACGATAGACGACCTTGAAGAAGGTAATTTGTGGATTACCTGTTAAATAAATATCTTGAGCACCATAAGCTACTAATTGCATTAAACCACCTGCCATTTTAAATTAAATACTATATTATAGCGATAGAAAATATTTTTATTAAAAAAAATTTTTTATTCTTAAGCAAATAAAACATTTAATATACCATCCTTAATACGTATAATATTATGACGAACTAAATATACACTACATTCAGCAAACTGATTACCACTTGGATCCATCATAACATCACTCAAATTATTAAATTCTAATGTTAATTGGCTATGTGTAAATTGATCAGTACTTAAGAAACCGGTATCCTTATTTAAAATAGGTTCTAATCCAAAATTATAAGTATATAATGGTAATATTGGAGTAAAATTAGAAATATTATCTGCATAGAAAGATGGAAAAATATTATATTCATTAGGATGTAATATTAATGATTGTGCTGAACTAATATCATTATATTGATAAACTTTAAAAGCACTATCACATTTAAAATGTTGATATCTTTGAACTAATTTAAAATAATCTCTATTTGTATCAATTAACATATTACCATTAATATTCAATGATGCACTCTTAAGACCATCTATTAATTTTATAAATGATATATTATTTGATGTATTTTGGTATCCTTCCATTAATGATATATTCCATAATAAATATTCCATATAATGTGTTTGTGGTATAGTTAATTTATACGTACTATTAGGTGTAACTCTAACCTTATCAACACGATTAACTTGTTTTATTATATATTCTAATGGTAAATTTGTAAATCTTTCTTTTTCTTCTGGTGTCAAAAAACCATATTTATATAAACATTCTATATCTCTTATTGAACGATTGGATGGACCTTTAAATTGTTTTAAAGTCACTCTTATAGTAATATTATTATCTTTTATAGCCCATAATGGAAATGCGTTCATTGGTGACTTATGGAACCAAAAAGGTAATGGTATATTTAAATATATGAATGATGGCGCGGCTGCTGAATTTTGTGCTCCTAACTTAGCATATTCATATGATATCATTGGAACTAATTCATTCTTTTGTTGTTGATTTAAATATAAATCATAATATGATAACATATATAAACTATCTAATTCACTAATAACTTTATTATTATGTATAAATTGGACGGTATCAATAATATTAACAAATGTCTCTAATGCACGCGTATTTGTCGCCATTGAACCTACATTTCCCGAATAATCCCATTGTGATGATGTAACTAATTTAATACGTAAATATACATCAGTTAATACATCTCCATTTATAGGAACGTGTATATCTAGTCCCATATTATCATAAATAAAATTAGTATTATTCTTTTCATTATTAGTAACAACTAACCAATCAGTACCAAATTGTGTATGTGTTTTTGTATCACGTTGAAAAAAAGTATAATCAGCATTTTGATTAATCATACTATCTTGCTCACCTATAGCAAGTAACATAATTCTAGCATTTGACATAATAGTATTATTTTATTATATTAAATGAAAAAAAGCTATATTATGTAGCGAATGCTAAACCGGCCTTTCCACTCATAATTCTTAATATATTTATATTTAATGCATATATATTGATGTATTTTGCAGTTAAATTACTACTTAATGATGTTGCACTATAAGTAAAATTGTCAATATCACGATATAACTTCATTTTTAATTGTGCTTGTTCTAATTTAGAGAAATTTACTGAACCAGATGGTTGTGTTTCAGTTGGATTGAATGCAAAATTATAATTATAAAATCCCATACCTATAGGATATATATTAGATCTATTATTAGGTGCTTTATTATCACTTCTATTTAAATTATATACATTTAATAATGAACTATTTAAATGATGTTGATAATCTTGAACAAAACGAAAATATTGTGGTTCTAAAGGTTCCGTTACATCCTTACCGTTCATTACTATATTACATTCTTTCATTTGTTCTCTTAGCCAATTGCCATTTCTCCAATAATTATAATATAATATACCTGTAGTATTATCATAAATACTCTCAGTTAAATCGACACTACTTAAATCAACTCTATTATCTTTAATACCCCAAAATAATGATTTAACGGGATGATTAAAACGTAAATCAAAGCGATGAGTTAAATCTTCATATTTATCATTTTGCATACTAGAAGTATATAATTGAACGGGATTATTCAAACTTGATTGAACTTGTGTAATTAAATATTCTAATTGTTTTGATGAAAATAATACACGTTCATCCTTATCTAAATGTATATATTCACATAACATTTGCATTCTATTTAGTGATAGACTATTATTTTGTATAGTATTAGATGAATTTGTTATATTAGAAACATAAGTACTTACAATACTTTTTTGATTTAATTGAACTTCTATACGTACATTTGAATATTGTAATGCTATTAACGGTAAAGATAATCCAATATCATTATTAAACCAAAATCTTAAAGGTAAAAATAATGTTTTTTTATTATTACCTTGAGAATGAATACCCGTCATTAATCCGGTTGCTAATTCTTTACGTTTATCCTGCATAAGTTCTAAATATAACATTAACCAATCACTATAATGACGATCAATAAGTTGACCATCAATTATAATATCAACATGATCAATAAATGAATAACCAAATAAGTTGACACTTGATATATCTACTTGATTTGGTATTTCAATATCAAATACTAAATACATTCGATGTAATAAATCTCCACTTTTTGGAATATCTACATATAATTTACGACCAAAAGCATTCGCAGTTTCACCAATAAATGGTACATAAACCGGATCTAATGCAAAATGTGTATGGCGTCTATAAGCACCTTTAAAAAATGTGAATTGCGGATTACCAATAAGATATTTATCTTGCTCACTCTTTACTGCAAGTAACATATAACCTAAACCCATTTTAATATGATATTTATATTATAGGCATATAATTATTTTAATTCTTTAAACACGGTATGCTTATTTATAAAAGTCAAAATATGATTATATTATAAGATGTCTAATAAAATAATCAATATAAAACAAAAAAGAAGACGGATAAAAGAATATTCAAAAAATGAAATCGAAGATTTACTCGATAACTATATTCGTATCGATAATATCGATGAAGTACCTGTCAATTGTAATATAAGATATGTTACACTAGATAGTAATAAAAAACAATGTTTTCGTGAAGGTGGTAGACTCGTTTATACTACGGATAAATCAGTATGTCTATCTCGTGGTTCTTTTAAATGGTATGTTAAAAAACAACATTTTGATCATCCACAAGACAAAGAACCAATATTTGAAACTATTTTTTGGAAAAAGAGAGATTATATGGATGACTTACTAGATCATATTGAAAATCAAACTAATGAAATAGAATTATTAAAAGAACAATTGAATATGTGCAAAGAAATTTTACGTATATTGAAAGATGAAAATAAAATAACTAAAGAAGCTATAGAACTTATAAAAAAACAAGTTTCTAAATGTAAAGAAATTTGTATATCCCTAAAAGAACGTAAAATATCTAAGAAAAAATAAATATTTATACACCTCTAGATCTATAATCTATTTTACTTCCTAAATTATCTATCTTACTCATTAAATTGGTACCTGCATTTTTAATTTTTTCCATAAATTTAAATCTTTCTATCACAAGTATAAATAAAACTATTGCTATTATTGATAATATTATTATAATTATCCATTTTAATGATTCATCCTTTTGTTTATCAACTAATGCATTGTTTGATAATAATGAACATTGACTTCTAAATGCTCGATCATCATAACATCTCATAGATGAACCATAATTTTCTTTATTAGCTCTTTCCGTATTTGGATTGTATAATATTTCTCGAGAATCATCATTTCTTGCGCCTCTATTACTTTCCTTAGGAAATTTCTTTTTCATTTCATCAAAAAACTTTAAACTTGCATATACCGGATTAGCCATTACTATCCAAGTAACATTTTCCGTACAAGGTTCTCTTATTGTTGATCCTTGATAATTATAAAAACCTTTATCTTCCGGTAGTACATCAAATATATTCCATTGTGAACCTAAATTAATCTGTTTTGCACTTGTATCATTTGGTAAATATCCAATAAATTCGTCTAAAAATCCTTTAGATGCACTAGCTATATCATTATTATCCATTTGTAAAAATACTGAAATTATTAATAAATTTTTATTAACAGTATTTCTATGATTTATCATTACCTCACCATTATATGATTTACCATCTATTTTATGTGATGACGGAATAGTAACAGTTATTGATTCTAAACTAAATACTTCATCCTTATAAACAACACTTGATCCGGGATCATATCTAATAGTAAAACTAAATCCATTATTTTCTATAGTACATAATGAAGTTCTATAAAAAAAACGTAAATTACATAATGTATTACATTTTTTTGCATTTGCTGATATTATATTTAATGGTGATTGTTTAGTTCCAATAACACATTTACTTTGAGACATATTACTATATTAATATTATTATGGATAATAAATTATTCTATAATAATAGAATATGAAAGAGTGGCAACAAATATTAATTGGCCTTTTTATTATAATCATTTTTGGATATTATTTAGGAATAACAATAGCATCCGTTGTAGATTATCGTCTTAAAGATGCTATAATTAATTTACCGGAACAAAAAAATACAATATATTTAAATGTAAGTGATAAAGATAAAGATAAAGAAAAAGTGGAAAAGTTTGCACAAAATAAAAGTGTAAAAATAATCAAAAATTCATGCAAATCTTCTTCTAAATTATCATCTAAACAAAAACGTTTTGAACATTTTGAATCGACTATCAAACAATCTACTGATGATACTATAATTGACCAAAATCAAAAAGCATATGCACTTTCTTATAAACTTGCTAAAACTTTACAAACCGATACATTACCATATCAAGGTTCTAATTCATACGATTATGATCAATTATATTCAACTTTTGAAAAATAAGTTTGACATAATCATTTAAAGATTATATCTTACATTACTATAATATAAGATGTCATCATCACAAACAAATGAATATACTATTACTGAATGTAAATCATTCGATGAACTAAATTTAAATGAAGACCTTTTACGAGGTATATACTCAATGGGTTATGAAATTCCGTCCCAAATACAAAGAAAAGCTATTAAACCTATGTTAGAACAACGAGACTTAATTGCACAATCACAATCAGGTACGGGTAAAACTGCAACATTTTTAATAGGTTCTTTAAATCAAGTTGATAAAACTATCGAAAGACCACAAATATTAATAATTTGTCCGAATCATGAATTAGCGCAACAAATATATTATAATTACTCTTGTTTATCACAATATATGAAATTAAAAAGTGCTTTATTAATAGGTGGTATTCCAATTGATGCTAATAAAAAAGCATTAGATAGTGGTGCACAATTTATAGTAGGTACACCTGGTCGTATACAAGATATGATAAAAAGATATTATTTAAGAATGAATAAATTGAAATGTATCATAATCGATGAAGCAGATGAAATGTTATCTCGTGGTTTCAAAGAACAATTATATGAAATATTTCAATTTGTACCTAAACAATGTCAAGTTTGTGTTTTTAGTGCTACTATGCCGGACTCTGCATTAGAGATAACTAATAAAATTATGACTGATAATGTAGTTCGAATATTAGTTAATCCTGAAGAAGTTACATTAGATGGTATAGAACAATATTACTTAGGTGTAGATAATGAAAACTGGAAAATAGAAACATTATGTGACTTATATGAAAGACTTAAAATTAATTTAACAATCATATTTGTAAATTCCCGTAGAAAAGCTGAAGATATTAAAGAAAAATTAGAAGAACAAAATTTCTCAGTTGCACTCTTACATGGTGAAATGAAACATATAGAACGTGAAAAAATTATGAAATCTTTTAGAACCGGCGAAAGTAGAATTCTATTAACGACCGATATTATTGCTCGTGGTATTGATATACAACAAGTAAGTGTTGTTATCAATTACGATTTACCTAAATTGTGCGAAACATATATTCATCGTATAGGTCGTACCGGACGTTATGGTCGTAAAGGTATAGCTATTAATTTTGTTACTGAAAATGAAACTCCAATTATTGAAAGATTACAAAAATGGTATAAAACTAAAATAACCCCATTACCTGAGAATATAAATGCACTTTTTTAAATTAAAATGATTAATTAATTATAAAATATATAATTAGCTATGGATAATATATTTTATAATAAGAATATTGAGTTTAATATGATTGTTGCACACGATATTAATTATGGTATTGGTAATGATAGTAGGATTCCATGGTATATTAGTGAAGATCTAAAATACTTTCGTGATATTACTTTAAATAATATTGTTGTAATGGGTAGAAAAACATATGATTCTATTCCATCTACACGAAAACCGTTAAAAAATCGAATAAATATAGTGTTAACTAATAATCCCGAAATCTATAAATCGCAGGATAACTTAGTATATTGTAAGGAAGACAAATTAGAATTTTATTTAAATCACTTTTGTGAAACAAATAAAATAAATAAAGTATTTTTTATAGGTGGATATGAAATTTATAAAAAATATATGAATAATGTCGATAATTTATATGTTACATATATTGATAAAGAATATGAATGTAATATTTTTTTCCCACCATATGAACAAAAGTTCGTTTTAACCAAAATAATTAATTCAATATATTCAAATACTGAAGGTTGTTATGTCATTTTTAGACATTATAAGCCAAAATAAAAAATTAGTAGATTATATAAATGAAACTATTAAATAAAATTACTGCATTATGTAAATCTATTCCTACATATATGATTTGTGGTATTACTATTGCTATTTTTATTTTACTATTTTTATATTTATACAACTCACCTGCTATCGTTTCCAAAAAAGAATCTTTTGCTAATTTAGAAACACCTTCTAGTTTTATGATGTTTTATACTGATTGGTGTCCACATTGTACTCATGCTAAACCTGAATTTAAAAAAGTTATGGAAAAATGTTCATCCGGTGAATTAAATGGTAAAAAAATAGTAGTAAAGATGATTAATGCTGAAGAAAATAAAGATTTAGCAAGAGAATATAAGGTTGAAGGATATCCTACATTAATATTCACTAAAGATGGAAAAAATTATACTTATGAAGGTAATCGAACTGAAAAAGATATGATGAGTTATTTAGAAACAATGTTACGTTATTAAAAAATTATATGATTATAATAAAATGAAGGAAGATGATATAGAATTACCATCAATAGACCAATATTTAATTAAAGGTGGAACTAAAAAAAGAGTAAGTAAAAAGAAAAAAAGAGCGAATAGTACTAAAAAACATAGATCTTCATCTCGAATTTCTAAATATTTGATGAAGAGTAAGAAAAATAAAATGCGTAAATAAGTATATTATTTTATAATTTTATAGATTATAACATAATATGGATAAATATGTATTATTAGGTTTAATTGCAGCAGCAGTATTAGTTGTATGTGGTTTATGTTATTTTGTTTATAACAAATATAAAACAAGTAATTGTGTTGGGGATAATTGTCCAATTAAAAAAGATGAAACTGCAAATTGTGTAGGTGATGTATGTACACGCCCTGAAGTTGAAAGAGTTGAACCAATTAATACAACTTCATCGGTAAGTGATGAAGATTCAATTGATTCAGCTTAAAGGATATACTGGTTGCGGTGAATTATCATCAGCATAGTTTGCACAATCTGCAACGGGTTTACCATATGTTTGGAAATTTTCAACATACATACCTTCTAATAAATTACTCATTTGAACTCCATACATTACAACTACAAACATTATTGTAATTGTTAATGCCATCATAATATCGTGTTGTGCCATATATACAACTAAAAATAATACTAATGCTCTAAATAGTGGATTTGAAAATAGAGAACGAATAGAACGTGGTAATTGCATATGTAAACGAGGTCCATACATTGCTAGAAATATAGATAAAATACCGAATATATAAGTATTTTCGATTAAGTTTTTACTTAGCCACTTTTGCATTTTAATATATTATAATTAAATAAAAAATATCAATTATCTTCTTTTTCTTCTTGTATTTCTTTTAAATTATCTTCAAAATGTTCTCTAATATCACTACCATCGACTAACATAACAATCAATAAGAAACATATTGTAACTAATAATGATAATTTCAAATCATGTGATGATAAAAATACGATTAATAATATTACAATTACTCTAAACCAATTTGTATTAAATAAATTTCTAATATTTTTAGGTAGTCGCGGATGTAATCGTGGACCATATACGGCTAAAAATACTGCAATTATACCGTATAAAATTGGATCTTCTAATAATTTATTAAACATTATAGTATAATTTAAGAATATTTTATAAATTTATTCGTGTAAGTGAGATCTAATATCTTCTAATTCATCTTCCCAATTATCATAATTATTATTTGAAATATTTGAAGAAATACTAGATATATCACTTGTAAATTTTTCTAACCATTCTTTTTTAAATTCATTATATCCAATTTCATATACTTCTTCTTTACATTCTCGTGACATTTTATAATCTAATATTTTATTAGCTGGTATTTTAATTGTAATTGTATGTTCTTTATATATTTCGACAATATGACTTTCTAATGATGATATAATTATTTTAAATATTGATGAAATATAATTTATAAAATCTATCTTTTTAATATTATCATCACTTACGAATTCAAATACTATACCTAATGTATTATCAATATCATTCTTAAAATAATCAATAGGATAATTAGAACATACTCCACCATCAATATATAAATCATTATTGATATTTATCGGTTGAAAATATAATGGATATGAACATGATGCTCTTACTGCTTTCCATAATTCAATATTTGGTGTATGTTCATATGAAAATATAGTTTTTTTATTATGTGTTAAATTAGTTGCTAATATTAATAATCGTCTATCATTATTAAAATTATATAAATCTTCGAATGTTGCATCTTCATTACCTAATTTAACTTTTATACACGCTTTAATAAGTTTTGTAATACGATCACCATCATCAATACCAAAAGTATCAAAAAAAGATAATACATTATTAATATTAATTTCACCCATTTCTGTATTAACAATCGTTAATAAATTACCTATTTGTTTTGAATTCATATTGAGTGATATCATTAGAGAAAATACTGATCCTATAGAAACACCCATTATATTTTTAATTGTACTAATAAGTGATATTTCTTCAAGATATTTCATAACACCAACATATGAGAATCCGGCTTGTCCTCCACCACTTAACACAAGATTAGTAATCATTATTATAAAATTAAATAATAATGTTTATGTTTTTTATATATGTAATAAATAAGATGTTAAATATTTTTGAATTAAATCGCAAAAAAGATGAACGCGAAATAAAAAAATACAATATTTACAATCAAATACTTTCTAAGTGTCATACACGTATACAACTCAGTTCCGAAAGAGATTTACAATATTGTGTTTATAATATACCTAATTTTGTTGCAGGATTACCTACATATGATAATATAAAATGCGCCGATTATGTTATTGAAAATTTAAGAAAAAATGGTTTTAAAGTAATGTATGGATACCCAAATATTTTATACATATCTTGGAGTCATATTCCTTCTAATATTACCAATCCATATGTAAAAAAATTAGAAACTGATATGATGGTGAATCCTTATAAAGACTATTCAAAAGATATTAATATGATTACACATTTAACTACCGAAACATCATCACCTTTACATCATAATGTTATTGCAGATGATAAATATAATATAAAAGCACTGATAACAAAACCATTTAAATTTTAATAGCGACGGCTCATATTAGTAATATTTTCCATCATAAATATTACGAAAATTCCGGTTGAGATATATAAAATAACATCAAATAAGCTATCTTTATCTTGTTGCTTATTTGTCCATTTTTGTAATTCATCTATTTTTTCTTTTAACTTTTTATTTTCACCCTTAAGCTCTTCAATTAATTTAGCATATTGATTATTTGAAGGTATTGTTATATTATTTTTAT